CTTTTGATTGGGGGAGGGTGCGCCACCCGGCGGCGCGACCACGGCATTCGGGTCATACACCAGCTTCATGCCCGCGATGTCGTTGACGGCTTCGATCAGGCTCTCGCCCGTCGCCTTCAAGTTGGGTGTGGCCAGGGCCTTGATTTGCTCGTCCAAGAACTTGGCGGTCATCGGCTTGCTCTTGTACCGATACGTGCCGTCCGGGTCCAGCTCTTTCATGATCGTACTGTTGATGATCTCGTCGAACTTGTTGCGCTCGACGCTGAACACCTGTTCTTCGGCGACCATATACGCGGTCTGCGATGACGCGTAGTTGTAGTCGTCGCTCAACCCAATCAACAACGGCGGCAACCGGAACGCCATGCGCACGCGCGACGTGCACTTGTCGTCGTACTTCTCGAACTTGCTGTCGTTGCCGACGGCATCACCAAACTTCTCAGTCGTGACCTTGACCTGGCTGGCGCTGTTCAAGTCGCCACCGCTCGGCGCGATCTCCAAGATCACCCCGCGCTGTTTGAGTTTTGCGGCACCAGCAAGGTACTCGTTCAGCTCTTTGCGCGCATACGCACTCAAGGTACCGCCTTGGATGAAGACCATGACCGGGGGCACGCCGCCGTGCTCAAAGAACTCCAGGTTCAGTTCCTCGGCCTTGCGGCTGCCCATGACACTGGGCATCTGGTTGATCCACGACGGGATACCGTACGGCGTCAGGACGTCGCGGTCCTTGATGAAGTGAATGACTTCGGTCGCCACGTTCTGCGGCGGGATCTTCTCAATGGACTCGGTTTCCCAGATACCGGTTTGCGCGTTCAAGTTGCGCGTGGCCTTGTACGCCTTGAAGAAGCGGGCGTTGAGGCCGATGATCTGCACGTATCGGCGCTCGTGCACCAGCACCATGATGTCTTGGTCGTCGCCGGGCACGCCCGTGCGGTTAACCGTCTGTTTGACGGCGACCGGCAAGTCATCGTGCCTGATCAAGCGCGTCAGCTTCGAATCCATCGGATTCAGGAGCGCGATGCGGCCCTTGGCGTCACGAATGACTTCGAGGTAGGCGTTGCCCGTGGTCTCAAGGTCATCGCGCAGCTTCTCGCGCATCGTCTTGAAGCTGATGCCGGGATACGGCTCATCCCAGAACGCTTTCAGGAGCGCGACGTCCGGCGGGTCGATCATGATCGGCTTCGGCTGCGGGGGCGTGGGGTACGGCTTACCTACCTGTGGTTGCTCGACCTTGGGCTTCGGCGGCGGGGCCGGTGGCGCTGGCGGGCCGTCTTGATCCGTGGGATTGCCCTTACCCCCAAAATTGCCACTGCCCGGTGCCGGTGCGCCTGGGGGCGGAGTCTTGGGCTCGGTCTGTGACACCGGCGGCAAATTGTCGGGGTTGGCGTCGGGATCTAGGGGCTTGGTCGGGTCATTGGGATCGGGCTCCGGATGCGGGTCTTCCCATTTTGGGGAATCCGGCGACACCACCTTCTGGATCTCGCCCTCGTCCTTGCGCACGATGTCGTAGCCCGTGCCCTCGCAGTTCGCGACCATCGCGGCCACGCACTGGCGCAGGGTGTTGTTTTGATAGCTGATGATGGCGAGCGCCGTCGGGTCGTAGGTCGGCGCCAGCGAGTTGAACTTGTTCGTGAACTGGATGCGTTGCCAGGGATTGTCTTCGACCGTCAGCGCCATCGAGCGCAATAGGTCTTGCTCGGCCTTCGTCAAGCGTCCCGGCAACACGGGGTCGTCAGCCTTCTTATCGCCGACGCGGTCCTTGACCACCGTGACTTTCGAGATTCTGCGGCCTGCGTTGAGGCCGAGGGCGGCAGCGGCTTCGGCGCGGCGCGCGTCATGAACAAGTTGCAGTTCTTCTTGGACGACCATCGACTACTCCTGGTGATGGCCCAAGACTATGACCTCCAATCGAAGAATCACGAACTCAAACTTGAGACCGCTGATTCTATTAAAGATTTCATTTCGAGACTCGGCGCTTCCATGTGATTTTTGCCATCAGCCCGCTTTTCAAGGTGGCCGTAGGCGTCCCACATCCGATACGAGCACAGGCGTGCGATCAACATGAGGTCGTGGGCGTCCATCAACGGCGCCTTGAGGTTGGGCTTGCAGCGTTTGATGCTCTTGACGCGTTTGTCGTCGCTGATTAGCAAGACCCCAGATATCGGTTGTACGAATTCCAGCAGCTCCGGCTTCCAGATGCTCTCGGGCATCGCGTAGTAGTGCTTCCACACGTGGCGCGGGTAGGCGCGCGGGATCTTGGGATAGCGTTTCATGATTTGGGGCTTGCCTGGTCGCGGCCCCCAACTGCTTTCGACGATCACGGATTCCGCCAGCTTCGCCGATTGCCACCACTTGTCCTTGGCCGGATCTCGCTTCAAGTCGGCGCGACTGATCTTGATCTCGACGTCGATCAATCGCAGGCTTTTGCTCACACATAGTAGGTCGGCTTCCTCGCCCGCGTAATAGGTGTTGGGGAGCACGCACAACATGTCCTTGAACGTGTCGCGCGCCAAAATGCGGCCAATCTTCGCCTCGCTCCAGTTCATTGACTACGGTCTTCCCAGCCCTCGAACTCCGGGCCATCCCCAAACTCAGGGCCTTGGTGAGTGTCTCCGGCCTGCGGCTGCGCGCGAGCCACCGGAGACCCAGCACTCCGCGTGCCGGAATGTGCGCGCTCCATCTGTCCGCCACACCCCAAGCACGTGCCTTCGCCGTCGCTCTCGTGGTTGCATTCTGGATCAAGGCGCATGGTTCACGTATAGGGATTCGTGGGGTCGGCGTCCGGCAACTCGGCGCACGGGAATTTGTGGCAACGACTGCACTCACAGTGCCAATACCTGATGCCGCCGTAATTCCAGAATTGGGTACGCACGGGCTTGTGCCCGAATACCCAGCACCAGAGTTTGATGCCCCACCACGCCCGGGACTCGTAGAGGTCGTAGTTACGATGCGTCAAATGCAATTCTCCCACCACTCGCGCGGGCACCTGGTGCATACCCAGTGATTGTGGTAACAGCTTTCGTGATCGAATTTGAGCGTGTACCTGTGCAGTCCCACGGCACAGAGGATGCTGTCGTTGAACTGACGCCTGCGCTCAACCACGATCCAGGCGAACGCAAAGACCCCGGGCAACGACAAAATAAACAGCAGCGTCAAGATCATGCGATGTACTTCCGCATCGACCACGCGTAGCTGATCTGCGCGAGTATCCCCATGCCCCCGACACCCCGCACCCACTTCCATTCCTTGTGGCAGCTTTTCAAGGCATTCCAAGGGTGCAGGAACCACGGTGATGGCCGTAGGTCCCCGGGTTGCGGCAATGGGGATCGTTGCATCTGCGGCCGAAACGTAGAGTACGCCATAGTTCTCTCACTCGCCTAATCCAGCGCGGATCAAGGTTGCGGTATCTCACACCGACTCTTTCGGAGCCGGGCGCTCATTGAGCAAATGCCCGCGTAATGGGTGAAAGGGAATCGCGGGAATCGCATCCCCCACGACCTCGACGACGCCCGGGGGCGCGGTCACCGACAACTCGCTGACGTCAAAATAGCGATTGCGCTCTTGATGGGTTTTGCCGAGGTCATCGGTGAACACATGCTGATGTAGGTCCACGTGCACGGCGTCGGGGTTCGTGGGCTCATAGCCAACCACCGTCCCCTGCCACTGTCGCCACCAAACTTGATCGCCGCGTTTCATGTGATGTCCGTGCCTTTCGGGTGCTTGGTTGGGCTGATACGCGGGGGTGCGCCGTGGATCTCCATGGCCGCGACACCCAGCGCCACGACTTTGCGCAACGTTTGCAGGGGTCCGGCATACGCATCAGGCCCCCAGACCGTGCTCAACTCGTGCTTGAGCGTGGTCATGTACGCGTCCATGTACAGCACAAATTCCTCCAGCTTCTTTTTGCCGTCGTTGCTGGGATCGCCGTGGGCCTTGGCAGCCATCGCGATCTGATAATCGCGTTCGCTGTCGATGGCGCGATACACGTCGGCGCGTGCTAATGTCCTTCGCGTGCGCTCGGCTGCGAGCCGCGCCGCGTTTTTTTCCATGTCTCGGATTTCGTGCATCGCTACCTCGCCATCGGATGAATGGGTTGGCCGTCGCCCATCGGCGGCGGCGACTTCCCGGGTTCAGTATTACGCTCGCGCATCGTCAATTTGTCAACATTTGCCGCGAGGACATCGGCCATCGAGATGCCGTAGTGGTTGGCGAGGGCGCAGAGGTAGTGTTGTACATCACCCAGCTCCAGCGTCAGCTTTTTGGGGTCCACGGCCTTCGAGCCCCGGATTTCCTTCTTGATGTGCTCACTGACGTGGCCACCGGCGACCGCGAGGTTGTGGCATTCCTCCATGACCTCCGTGATCTCGCCCAGCAGTCCCAGCGTCATCACGGCGAGGTCCACTTCGCGCTTGCGCGTGCCCCACCGGCTTTGGACCCAACGCTGGAAGTTGGTGATGTGAATCTCATTTTGGTAGCCGCTGTCGGCGGGCGCACACAAGCCCGTGAGTTTGGCGGGAACCGTGTCGAGGTTGCCGATGGTCTCGGCAATGTGCTTGGCTGCCGCCGTCATGTCTACGCCAGCACCCGGCTGCACCGGTCGCAGTTTGAAGATCCCGTCTTCCACGTATTGCTCCAGTTCCACGTGGCCTTCGCGCACGCCCGGCAGCGGGTCTGGGGTGAAGTCTGTTGATGCCATTCTAGTCTCCGATTTGCAATTAATTGCATTAAATTCATCGACCTCCGCGCGCTCGGCGGCGGTCAACGGTAGGCCAATGATCAGTTTCTCGAACCACCCACGATCCCGGGAGTGATTGGTCTCGCTCGGGCCATCATCCGACCACCCCACTACCCGGCACTCGCTTCGGTGACGCGACCCTTGACAATGACCAGGTTCACGCGATCAAAGCGCAGGTCGCCGGTACAGACATGGGGGTTGCCGTCGGTCTTCTTGATGCGATGGTCGCGGCGCGCGGTATTGCAGAGGTCGCGGGCGCTGGGATACGGCAATCCCACCAGCGACTGCAAGAATTCTTGGGGGACGGCAGTCGGTTGCCGCATTAGAGCGCGAACGGCGGCAGACCAGGTTTCGACTGCCACTCCAAGTGAATCCAGCCCGCAGGAATGTAGTGGCTGCGGTTCTCGAATTTATGCAGCGACTCATGATGCTGGCGGCTGACGATGCGATGGCTGTCGCCCCCCGGCTTCTTGGTCACGTGCAAATACAGCGGCGCCGTGATCCTGATCTTCTGGCCACCGGGGAACGTGTACTCGCGCCATTCTTCGCTGCTGATGTCCACGAACTTCAATGGCTCCGGGCCGACACTGCGCACGGTGGCCACCTCACCCAAGGCCGAGCCGTAGATCGTCTCGGGGCTGATCATATCGTGGACGGGTTCGATCACATTTGCGGCGGCATTGGATGCGTCAATCGTTTCCATTTTGGTCCTCAAGTGGTCAATGATCTGTCGATTCAAGAGACAGGCGTAGCACAGTACGGGGCTGCCGGGCTTAGCGCGGCACGTATCACACTCCACGAACTGGAGAGTTGTCAAGTGGTGGTAGCCGTCGATGGGCGGGGGCTTTCTCATGGCTTAGAAGACACAAACAGGCGCGCGCACACGCTCTCGAAGGTATCGCGAACCCGCTGCTCGCCGACCACCATCAACAGGTACGTGCCACAGGGCTGGTTGGTGTCGTCATAGTCAATGCGGATGCTCACGATCTGGGAGGTCGCGACCACCACCGAGCCGCCCTCGGGATCAATCAAATGCAACCACTCAGGCGTCATCGCGAATACCGTGGCGGTCGCGGGTGTGGAGCACGCCGAAGATATAGCCAATGATCCCGGCGACGACCACCGCGACCACGATCACGACAACGGAAACCGCAAGCGCAAAATCACTCATTCTTCATCCTTTGTTGGTACTTTTCTTCTGCCAGGTCCATGACCCGCATCGCGATGTACGCGTGCGAGCCCAAGTCGGCGAAGGTCTGTGAATCCTCAAGCGCCTTGATCAAGGTCTTGAGGGCTTTGTAGACCCGACGCTCGTACATGCGCTGGCGCGCGGCGGTAACGGGGACACATTCGACGCGGCTCACTTGATCTTGACCTTCTTGGTCTCGCCGAGGTTGGTCTTACTGACTTCAAAGTCCATGACGAACGGAACTTTAGGCTTCCAGCCAAACTGTGTCAATGGCAAGTTCTCGAAGATCCCCTTGATTTGACTTAGATCGGCTTCCCACGTGTCTTCCTTCAAGTACATCTCAAGGCTGTCGTGGGTGTTGCCGAACATCCAGATGTCGGGGCGGGCGCGGGTGACCTCCACCATCCCCAGCATCATCATGTCGAACAACGCCGATTGACCGGGGGCGTTGATGGCCTGACGCTCTTGCTTGCCACGGATCTGGCCGTCGCGGCTGTTGATCAGCGGCAGATGCCTGACCCTACCGAGTGGGTTACGTACATAACCATAACACTTAGCGTTTGTCACTTGGGTGTCATGGTACGTCGCGATCTCCGGGTAGAGTTTGAAAAAGGCTTTATGGTTGGCTTCGGCCTGTTGCAGGGTCATCTTTTGGCCATAGCTGCTTTCGGCGAATGCCTGATACCCGGCTGGGGATATCCTGTAGATAAGGCCGAAGTTCCCGGCTTTCGCGCCGTAGCGTATCAATTCGATTTCGTCGTCGCTGAGTTTGAGGAGCTGCTCCACAGTCATGTTCTTGAAGTAGGCTCCGGTGACCGCGTGTAGGTCCATGTTGTTTTTGTAGGCCGCGATCATGTTCGCGCAATTACTGGCGTCCGCCATCAGCCGTAGTTCGCCCTGGCTCATGTCCCCTTTGGCGATGACGTACCCTGGGGGGCATACGACGACTGTGCGAAGCCGTTTGGCCCACGCGGTACGCTTCGGCCATGTTTGGTAAGCCGGGTCTTTGCACGAGCTGCGGCCGGTATTGGTTCCGCCGCCCTCATCTTCATCTCCGGCTTGACCGCCTTTTGCAAGTATGTAGCTAGGATGAAACCTGCCGTCTGATCGCAGGTGCGCAAGGAAGCCAACAATATAGGTATCGACGGTTTTGCACGTCGCGTTGTATTGCTTGAGGGCTTTGACGAACGGCCCCGCTTCCGGGTGGTCAATGAACTGCTTGAGATGGTCCCATGCGGTGCTAGGCTGCGCAGACTTACCTTCGGCGACACGTTTCTCGCTCCCGTCTGTGTACATCAACGGCTTTATGTTAAGCCCAGATGGACTAAAAAGGAAGTCGGTGATGATGACATCGCGTGTCAGCTTCAAATTGTCCGCGTACTTGTATTTGATGCGGTTGGGCATCATCGAAAAGCACTGGGTGTGGAGGGTGTCGCGCTCCGCCTGCGCCAGGCTCAGCAGCTCCAGGTAACGTGGTCGGTCAATGCAAATACCCCGAGACTCAAGGACACGGAATGCAAGAGACGCTGGGTGTAGAAGTCGCCCATAGAATCGCGCGAGCGCCATGTCTTTGGAAATAGCTTTTTTGAGTCGAGGGTATATCCGTAGACACCCGTCCGTGTCACCCCCTGCATAGAGTAAAAAGCCGTCAGGATCTTTGGCGAGTGCCGTGGCCATGTCCGCTTTATCATGCGCCGCCTCGAACTGATCTTCGTACCCACCCAGCTCCGGGCTGTATTCCTTAATGTGCGACTTGAGAGAATTAAACCGGTTCTCATTGAGCAATCCCCCCACGAGTTGGGTGTCGAAGCGATGGTTGACGATAATCAAGGGCTCACTACTTTCAAGCGCGAATTTGCCGCGCACCACGTCACTTTGCTTCCACAGCCAGCGCATGTCGTATTTGAGGTTCGCGCCGACCGTGTTCAGCCACGGCAGATTGAAAAGGTGCTTGAGCTGGTCGTAGATTTGGATCGGCATGTAGCCGTCGTGCGGCATCGCATACACCACGCTATGACCAGGGCGATAGCTGATTTGAATGGTGAGAATGCGGGCGTCGGCCGCAAACTCATCCAGCCCCTGCGTCTCCAGGTCCACGGTGATCGGTGTGATCTCGTCCTGGGGAAGGTTATTGGCCCATACCACTACCTCCCAAAAATCGTTGACCCAGTGATAGTCGCCGGGGATCGGCTTGAGCGTGCCCTTGAGCGCGTAGCGGATGGCGAGATTCACGTCCCAGATGATGTCGGGCTGCATCTCCGGCATAAAGTCGATCATGCCGACGTCGTACGTGACGAGCGTCGGGCGTCCGTAGAGGTGGTAGAGGTTCTCGCGGCTCGCGCCCATCTTCTGCTTGCGCTTGATCTCCCCGACTTGCGCCAACAAGTTGAAGGCGCCGCTGCCCATCAGCAACTGACAATTGACGGGGCCGAGGTCATCGCCCAGGTCCTCGGGTTTGACGACGAGTGTATTGAGACCGGGAATGTCTTCGAGGAGCGGGCGCAGAACCGGGTCCAGTTTCTTGTTGCTGGCGCTTGCGGCAATGATTAGGGTGCTGGACACTGGCACTCGCTTATGTGCTTCCAGCACGCTGGGCACCACATGGGCATTTTGCAATTAACTTCAATCGCGAGGATAGCCGTCGAGGCCGTGGAGCTGGTCCAGTTCCTTCTCGTCTTCGTGTGCCAGGCCCGTGCCCGCGCGCGCGATCTGCCTGTTCTTGTCTTTGATGTACTCCAACATCCAGTCGCCGCCGCGCCGAGAGAACATCGTCCAGAGGTCGTCGTTGAACGTCTTCGAGTACGTGGTCTTGAGGCCCGGTGCCAAGCGCTCGTACAGCGTCTTGCGCATCCAATGCACCGGAAGAATATTGCGTTTGGCAAGTTCTAGCTTCGCGCCGTCGAGAATGAATAGCGTGAGCGTACCTTCTTGACCGTCAGCAAGCAAGCACCCGTAGAGGTTGCCGCTCAACTGCACGATCAAAATAATGAGGCCCCGGCCCTCGTGCACAATCGACTGCGTGACCATCGGTAGAATCCGGCCAAATGGCATGTCTCGGGTTGCGGCCCCGCTCACGCGCAGGCAATCGCTCGCGACTTCGATCAAGTCCAAGTTCATCTCCAGGACATCGGCTGCCGCCGTGAGCGCGTGCTTCAGGTCTTTGTCGAGCGTCGTCATGCCGCGAAACTCCACTGCGGTTCTTTGTTGGCTTCGAGTTTGATGCTGGCGCTGCCGATAAACACGCCGTCGTAGTAGCCGTGCACCGTCAACCGCGTGACCTTGTCCCCGATCTTCGCCTTCTCCAGGATATTCCAGACAATGGGCTCGCCGCTGAGTGCTGGGAGGAGTGGGGGCGTTTGGAACACCGAGCCCTCACTCAGGGCTCCGAGGATCGAGGCGGTGCTCACGCGCCCTTGCCCCAAATCTTGTGCAGGTTCGTGGCAACTGCATCGAAATCGCAGCCGATGCCGCAGATAATGGCGCCGACGGATTTGCGCGCGAGGTCCGAGCTATCGCAGCTCAAGTGCACCGAATAGTGGCTGTCTGTGCTCCCGCTCAACCCCATCAACTCAAGTTGGCCCTGAAACAAATCAAGGTGTTCACCTTCAACCCGTATCGAGATTTTCTGGTTGGTCTTCATGCGCGCCGCGATCTTCAGACTCTGACTGAGCGCGACCACGAAGTACGTGGAGTTGGGATCTGAACCTTGCACGGGCTGAAACAGCTTGGTGGCGTCGAGGAGTTTGCACTTCGGCCCGACGGCATCGAGGATATCCGCTGCCGCCTTAAAGGCTTGAGTCAGGGGGCTCACACCGATTTTGGCCGTGGCCTCGACCCCGGGGATCGGCGCAGCGACGTTCTTAGGCTCCTGGGCCTTGGGGGTCCCTGAAGCCCCCTTCTTGCCGCCGAAGATCGCTTCGAGCTGGGCTGAGGTCGTGGCCTTGGCTTTATCCGGCACCGAGCCACTGAATACCTGCTTTTCCTGGCCCGCGAGAAACGGCGGACCTTTGGTCGCGACTCCGCACTCCGCGAGCACCAGCTTAACTGCCTTCTGCAACTGCGACGCCAACAGGATCTTGGCAGCGCCGCCCGGCAGCTTGCCGTTGAGAATCGACTGGAGCACGCCCATTTTGATGGGGGCGTCGGCGCTGGCGTGAATCGCGTTCTGGAAGATGGTCACGCCCTTGAGCGTGTACTTGACTTCTAGACCATTGGCCGTGGCATCGGAAATTAGCCCGGCATCGAGCCCCAACTTCGACATCAGCTCCTGAAGCGAAGCATCAATTTCAAGTATCACTGCCATCTCCTGATCTCCATGCCATTGACTCAGCTTTGAGTATGAGGCATAGGTTAGCGTTTGTCAAACAGTTTGCATTTACCATATGCTGTGCTTACCTGGTATGCCCTTGGCGCTGGCCACGATCTGACGCTTTGGCGCTGGCAGGCTCTTGGTGCCGTCCTCGCCACGGTAGATGGGCAACCCCGTCATCGGGTGGACTACGGTGCCAGGGCGCTGGCTGATGCCGTTTAAATACTCGTCTTGGATGCCTGTGTAGGTTCCGCGTGTGCCGTAGCCCGCGAACGTGCCATGGCCTTCCTTTGAGCCCTGAACCACCTTGATGCCGAAGTACTTGTTCAGGAACTTGACCTGGGTCTCGGTCTCCACCGCCTTCTTGCAGTAGTTCTCGCGCAACCACGTGATCGCGTCCTCCGTGCCCTTGATCTTCTTCACGAGCGCCGCGAGCACCATCCCAGTCCTCCCGTGACCGCCGATGCACCCGACGTGCACCGTGAGGCCAGCGGCGATATGCAGCACCAGCCAGTCAATCATCTTCACGAATTCGTTCGCGTGCTTCGGCGCGCTGCCGTCACTGATCTGGAACAGGACCTCGATGGGACCGTTGGTGGTGCCCGGCGGGTTCCACGGATACTTGGTGTGTCGAAACTCCATCCAACTGTCGAGGCCGATGTAGATGTCGGCGTCCTTGACAGTGGGGCGTGAGCACGAGCCCCCGTAGACCTTGCCCGCGCCAAAGACCAGGGGCTTGTGGGATTCATAGCACGAGGCTTTGTAACTGAAGCCGCTCGACTTCTGCTTGCCGAAGACCTCGCCGTCGAAGGCGCTGTCGAAGTCATCATCTCGTTTCTTCTTGCGGCTCACGTAAATTTTCCTCATAGCTCAGCGCGCGTGATCTTGGTCACGTGCTCGGTCGGGGTGACTTGGAACATCTTGGCTTTGTTGGCGGCGATGAATGCCGCCTTTTCCGCAGCTTTCGCGGCGGCAGCGGCTGCCGCTGCTTTGTCCACTGTCTTCTTGAATCCTGGGTAGCTGCCGAGGGCACCAGCGTCAACCACCGCCTGCCAATCGACTTTGTTGATGCCGAAGTCCGGCATGTCCTTGCGGGCCTCGTTGACGACCTCCCGGTGATGGTCCTTGACGAATTGCGATTCGTTCCACCAAATCAGGCTCGGGATCTGCCCAGCGCGCTGGACGTCGAGGATCTTGAGTAGGGCCTCGTCGTTCTGCTTCTTGTACATCATGGCTTTGTTGAAGATCGCGCCGTTGTTGTGGGCCAGCGTCCACACCGTGTCCAAAAACATTTCCATGGTCGTCAAGCCGTGGCAGAAGTCGCGGAGCGGGCGCGCGACCGCCGCCCAGTTCTTGCCGCCGTAGCCGCCGCTGAACGTCGCTTGCTCGAAGACCAGAACCAGGAGGTCGGTGAATTTGTCGAGCGTGTACTTGGTCTGCCAGTCACTGCCTTGGATCTGGCTGATTATGGTGCTGGCGTCGTCCGTCAGATTCTTGAAAAAGCCGATGTCGCCGTAGACGTGCGCGACCTTCGGTTTCAACTGCGTGAAGCCCCCGTGCCGAGCCTCGCGCGTGCAAATCAAGAATGTGTAGAAGAACGCGCGCAGGCCGATGTTTTTCATGACTTCGTAGTAGTGAGTCATCAGCCATTGCTGCACTTGGTTCAGGGGTTGATGGGCTTCGACCTTCTGCGCGAGCTGCGCGTATGCGGCATTCGCGACGTAGAACTGAAGCGCTTGGTCTTCGGGGACCGCGTACTGGTGAACTTGCTCGCTCTGCCATTTTGCAATTGATTGCACGAGCTGGGCAACGGTCACGCCCTTGAAGCTGAGGGGAACGGTTTGGGGCCGTTTCCGGTACTCATGCAGTGAACAGATTTCCATGCCTTGTCACTCCCGATTCGTCAGTCTCAATTCTGAGCCTTTCCCTAGCGTTTGTCAAACAATCGCTTGTACCAGGGTGCCCGATACCCGCTTATGTAAACTGCCCATTCCGCGACCGCATCCACGTCCAGCATCCGCACCCAGTGCCGCTGCTCTGGGGTCTCGATGGCGTGGGCCAGGTAATTCGCGCGCGTGTACTCGATGGGGTCGATGGTCACCCGGTGCTTGGTCAGCTTTTGGTACCGGGCCATGACCTTAGCAAGTGCCCCAAAATACAGACCAGTACGACCGATGCCGCCCATGCAGCCCACCCATAACGGACATCCTTGCTGAGCCAAGCTAATGCCTGCATACAACCCAGCAAGAAGACGACCAGTATCGGGTACGTTGAAGTCGCGCGTCGGGATCGAGATGACACAGTCACGATTGATTTCCTCGGCCATCTTGATGCCGTAAAACTCCGGCGGTTTATAGCTGTAGGGACCGCCAACGATATCCTGCTTGATCTGACCCAGCCGCAACGGAAACTTGCCCTTTGCACCCGCCGGTATCCCGACGCCCAACTGAGCCCTTGACTGCTCGCAAATCATGTCCACAGAAACCTCCTACCATCATGGTAGATCATCGCTTAGCGTTTGTCAAATCAACTGAACTCGTCGGTCTCCACGGGCACGCGCTCGATACGCACGTCCTTGGGCGCATCGATGGTGATCCACGCGCGATAGGGGCGGTCGCTCTTGCCCGCGCTGATTCTGACCCCCGGTAGTATCTCGAAGGGCTTGGTGTCGATAGTCCAGCGCTGTTTGAGCGCGCCCGGACGTTCGAGAACAAAGCACTCTGGGCCTTTGACTTCGGCCAGGGTCAGCAGCGCTTTCCCGACCTTGAATTGTTGGCCGACTTGGCGGCAGATTTTAAGAGCCATAATTCACACCTAGTTGCGGACTGGCCGCGTGAAGTAGTATTCCGCGATAGTCGTCAAGCGCCACTCGGACCCACCAGCGACTCCGCGTCTCTCGCTTGCTCGCTGAATTAGTCCCCGCGCCTGCAACGCGATCAGTAGCGCGGCGGTTTCCTTGTTGTTCAACTGCGTGTCCCGCGCGACGTCGGCGGTCATGATAACGCGCGGGTGCTTCTTGCCAATGCTGGCGAAGCACCTGTAGATTTTCGTCCCGCGCTGAGGCAAGACGACCTCCGACTGCTTCACGGCGGTCGAGTATATGGTGACTCCATCTATGCGGCGCTGGATGTACCTGTGCAAACCACAGAGGCAACGCTGGACTATGTCCTCGTCGAACTTTTCCAGCCACGTTGCGCCTCGACATTTGGGGCAGGGTAGTTTGTCGCTCAACCGCGTTACCAGCAAGTGAACTTAATTGCAGCGTGCGAATGTAGTTCATTTGCCGAACACCTGGAACGCCATCTGTTCGCGAGTTACTGGTTTTGTGATGGGGGTCAACCACGCGCCCGCGTCTTTTAGTATATCGAGCGTCGCCGCCACCGTCGTGCCCTGCATCTCCAACAACTTTTCGAGGTTGCTGTCGATCTCGTAGTAGCCGCTGGCATTGAACAAATCGCCGAGTGTCGTCAGCTTTTTGTGGACCTTGAAATTGTGGGCTTGGACATGGCTACCTATCACCGTCCACTTCTTTGCCTTCTCCGAGGCGCCGACGTTGATGAGGCCGTCGATCTGCTCATCGGTCGCCGACATCACCTGGGCGTCGAGACAGAGCGCGTTCAAGAACTCGCTGTCGTCGAACTTGCTGGCGTCGATGAAGCTGAGGATACCGTGGCAATCATCACTCAGGCTCATGAAGACCTCGCTGACCTCGGCCACAGTCTTGACGTTGACCATGCTGACGTAAAGTTCTCCGGTCGTCGGCAACGTGTCTTTGGCGGCATCGTATTGCAGGGCCACGCCCTGCGCGCCCCACTCAATCATCTCGTTCACGAATTCCGGGACCTTACCGCCGACCATCGGCACCGCGCCGACGTAGACGTTGCCGGTGCTGCCGTCGATTGTGATGACGTCGCCCTCCACGATCTGGTAGGCATCGGGCTGGCCCTTTTTGAAGATGACGTAGGCACCGCTGAAGTCGAGCGCGCCGTTGCAACCGACGACGCACGCCCGGTTCATCGCCCTCGCGACTACCGCTGCGTGGCTGGTGCTGCCCCCGGTCTTAGTGAGGATGCCGACACTCGCCGCCATTCCCGCGAAGTCATCGGGCGTGGTCTCGTGGCTGACCAAGATCCCGCCTTTGTTGAGCTGAGCGGCTTTCGAGCTGAACCAAGCCCGGCCCGTGGCCACGCCCTTGCTCGCGCCGACTCCCGTGATCTGGGGCTTGACGCCGCAGTTCGCCGCGATCTGGGGCCGACTCAGGATCGCGTACTGTGCCGCCGACACCCGCTTCAGGGCTTCGGCCTTCGTGATCACGCTTTCCTTGACCATGTCGTAGGCGATTCGGAACGCGGCGAGCGCCTCGCGCTTGCCCGTGCGAACCTGAAGCATGTAGACGGTGCCGTTCTCCACCGTGAACTCGGTATCGACCATGTCCCGGTATTGGGCTTCTAGGCACTGGACGTATGTGAACAGCTCCTCGCTGACCTTTGAATTCCAAGCCGCCAGCTCCGCGATCTTCTTGGTGTTGGCGCTGCCGCTCACCACTTCCTCGCCCTGGCCACCGCTCAAGAAGTCGCCGTACATCTGCTTTTCGCCGCTAGTCGGGTCGCGGCTAAAGAGCACGCCCGAGCAACTGTTGGCGTTCAAGTTGCCGAACACCATGCGCTGGACGATGCACGCCGTGTACATGTCGTGGGGAATTTTGTGCTCGATGCGGTAGGCGATGGCCCGCTCTGAATTCCACGATTTGAAGACCGCGCCTATCGCGCCTTCGAGCTGGGCTTCGAGGGTCGCGGGAAACTCGCCCGCGTGCTTCTCGTAGACCGCGAGGTTCGCCGCCACCAGCTTTTCGAGTTTGGGGACGGTCAACTCGCCCTTGACCTTCTTCATGACCGCCGCGAACTTCTCGCCTTCGATCCCGGCAACGGTCTTGCCGTACATCTCGATCAGTCTGCGGTAGCAGTCGAGCGCCGCCTTGTTGCCCATGGTCTTGGCGTAGCCCTCGACGTTGTCTTTGTGGATGCCGACGTTCAAGATTGTGTCCATCATCCCGGGCATCGACACCGCCGCGCCCGAGCGCACTGAAAACAAGGACCCCGGCCCCGCGACTTCGACGGCCAGCGTCATCGCTTCCTTGGCCGTGGCCTTGAGGACCGCGCCAGATTTATCGCTGAAGACCTGGGGACAAACAACCGTGGGAATGATCACGCCCGGGGGGACTGGGAGCCCGGCCCGCGCCATCTCGACGAGGCCAACGCCCTTGCCGCCGAGGTAGGATTTTTCAGCAGCGCCCGCCGTCGTAGCGTCTTTGCTGAACTTCCAGAACTGACTCATTTTTCCATCTCCATGCTGTCTCGACGCTTCTCAGATTACGCGTACCGTTAGCGTTTGTCAAATCTAGTTGGGGGCGGCTCCGCCTTCCAGCTTCGCAATGATTATGTCAACTTGGGCGTGAAGCACTCCGTCCCAGCCATCGCCGACGCCGTTGTTGTCGATCACGAATTCGGGGTTGGCAACGCCTTTGTTGCTGACGTGGTCATTGGCCACGATCCCGGGTCTGCGGATCTCGATGACCACACCACCCTGCTCCCGCGTCCACTTGGCTTCGTTCTCGAAGCGGCAATCGGTGATCACGAGTTTGTCGAAGTTGATGTTGGGGTTGAGCTGGCCCTGGGTCTGCATGCGCTTGCCGTTGGCGATCTCCATGGCGAAACGCTTGACCCAGAAGTCAGGGTCGAAGTTGCGCGCGACCTCCGTCCCCAGGTACTGGAGGAAGTGACGGCACGAGAATCCCCACTCCGGCATCACGGCCTCGCGGTCGAAACCTAATCCGTTCACCTGTTGCGGCGTGAGGTTGAGCATGATCGAGGCCGCGTACTTCAGGGGTCCGGCGAAGGCCGACGGCGTCCACTGGTACTTGGCGTTCAGGTATGCGGCGACCGTGTCCTTGCCGGAGCGCGGCAAGCCCGTGAGTGCAATTACTTGCATTAATTCAGTTCCTCGGTGAGTTTGTTGATGATCTCGACACCGGTCGTCATCATGGCGTTGGTCGCACCGATCATGTCGGTGAGCAATTTGGCATCAGAGCGGTAGTGTTCGTTTTTCACGTACGACTTCAGTGACTTCATGGTGTCTGCCTGACGTGCGACCATACCATGGAGTGTGCTGATGTCAAGCAGTGTTCCGAGCCAGCACCCGTCTAGGTGCTCGGCAAATACCCCGTAGTCATCGCAGTCGATCTCCCCGACATCGACCACGCGCTTGTCGGTCAAGATCAGGCCCTCGAATTCCTCGACCAAGAACGAGGGACCGTAGACGTTGTACTCGAAGCGGTGTCGATTCTGGTTGACGGCGAACCCCACTGGCAACTGGAACCATTGCCCGGTCATGATGCCGGTGAACACGGCGGTGCTCGCACTCAGCACCTGGTAGTCCCAGGGGTCGAAGGCGCTGACGTCCACGCCGTCGAGGACGACGTTGGGGCCTGGCGGGACTTCGGCGGGGAAGTCCTCGACCATCACCACGAGCGCATTGTAGAGGAGGTCAGCCGTGCGTGCGCGAAGTAGCTGGCGCAAGTCCTGAGCTACTGACATTCCCTGAGCCACGCCCCGGCGCTTGCACTGGAATCGCTTGACCGTTGACATCACACAGTACTCCGTTGAATCGGTAAATGGTGGCTTTGAAACTGGGGTTGCGGTGCTCGGCGAGCGCCTGCTCGTGGAGGTCGTCGTTTTTCTTCTTCAGTAATTCCCGCATTTCGGCAATGGTCAGGGTTCCGTCACTCTCGCTCACGGCGTATACCTCGCTTGCAGACGTTGTCGGGGACCGGAATCTTGGGCTCGCGCGTTTGCGCGAAGAACGCATCGCTCTCGGCTTTGCGCAGGGCCTCGGCTTGGGTGCGTTCGAACTCCGCGCGCTGCGCCAGCTCCCGCTGCCGGGCTTCGAGCGCGAGCAAAAACGCAGACTTCTCGGTCTTGCGCAAGTGCACGATCTCATTGACCCCGGGCTTACGCGTGCCCGTGAAAAATTCAAGTTCGAGCGCGCGCATGTCAATGGACCTGGAGAACATCATGTTCCACCAGCTTCTGCCCGGGCTCGTCGATGGGCTCAATCTGCAAGTCCTTGTACCCGCAACTCATGCAGTAGAACTTGGCCTTGAGCACCTGTTGATAGGCGTCGTCGCCGTCGAAGATCGTGGCCTCGTCCTTGGCATAGGTCCAGCTCGGCTTCTCGACCGCGTGCCCCTGACACGTCGGCGACCCGCAATTGACTTTGACGGTCTCCGAGCCCACGAAAAAGCGATCCTTCTTGTGCGTCGCCGAGCTGTACCAGAGAATGTAGCTTGTTGCCATCGTTACGCTCCTGTGACCGTGGCCATGCTAACTTTCGCGTCACCCCAAGGCAACCCGTAGTTCTTGGCACACACCGGGCCGTAGCCCACACCCAGAGATTTTGGATCATCCAAGAACTTCTGGCAAAAGCAGCACCGACCACTCAGCTTACCGTACTTCGCGCCAACCCCCGCAGGGTCTGCGGCGAACGCCATGAGCAAGTCGAGGAACTCGTCCTTCATCGTTGACGTGTCGTAGGTGCCTGACGCCTGAAACTGCCCGTCTTGGTGGATGCGACCGAACCACATGCCGTTGACCGTGAGGCCGATGGCCCCCGGGAACTTGGCTTTGTCGCCCTGCACCCAAATCTTGACCTTGCCGAAGCCCGCGTCGAACACGATCTTCGGGTACTTGATGACGCCCTTGGCCTTGTTGACCAGGGCCACAATGCCGACGACGTTGCCGACGTCGATCAAGCTGTTGTCGCGACCGCCCATCGCCATCTCCAGCAGCCGGAAAATGTGCGGGCGCTGTTTGTCGGTGAGCCCGCCGCGTTTCTTGAACCCGTAGACCCCATTTATCAGGGAATCCGCGAACTTGCGGTCACCGTCTTTGAGGTTGCCCATGAGCGCCTCAAGATCGGCGCACGCATCCTTCAACGTGATGCTGCTGTTGACCTCGCTCATGACGCCACCCCCGACAAGAACATGGCCACCGCCTGCTCGCGCGCCGCCGCCTTCGCGGCTGCGACCTTGGCTTCGCTGCCGAGATACGTGGCCTGCATTCCCGCGACTTTGTTGATTGCGGCTTCCGCGCTCTTGGCGGCAGCAGCCGACCCGTAGGTCTCGATGAATCCCTTCTGGGACTCAACCATCACGATTTTGACCTTGTATTTCATTTCGATCTCCATGCTTTCCGAACCAGCTTTAGATACTACGCTCCCATCTAGCGTTTGTCAAACAGGCTAATCACGTCCTGGTCCCGGGACCGGCTGTAGAAGTGGGTGATGGCGACGGGGCAGCTCAGGATCACGGTTTCGCAATCGAACTCGTCCCCACGTAACATAATGCTCTTGACCTCCATCTGCACGCCGTCCGGCGACTTCACAATGGACGTCTCGATGTCGATGTCTTCCATAATCATCTCCTCGTCTCCTGCTCTGATACGAGGCCCGAGGATACGCTACCAGTTAGCGTTTGTCAAATCTATGGGCAAAAAAGAGCCCACGGCTTAGGTGGGCTCGGAGTTGGCTTGCGCCGCAGTGAAGAATCGTTAGAACACGACGTCGAGGCCGACGCGGTCGGAAACCGACAACGCGCTGCCGCTGACACCGGCGACCGACGCCCGGCGGAAGTCCGCTGAGAACGTGACCACGTAGTTGGCGGCTGCCGCCACCGCTGCACCGGTGCTCACGACGAATGCCAGGACTTCGTAGCCCTTGACCGGATACGGGAACGCGAAGTCCATGCGGCCATAGGCTCCGCCTGAACCGGCTGCCGCTGCCTCGACGGCATTGACCGTGCGCAGAACCGCGCTGCGTCCGACTTCGCCGGGCTGAACGCCAAGCGTCGGATTCGTCGGGCACGCGCCGTTGACGAAGCTGGCGAGGATGTAGACCGTGGTCCCGGTGGGAGTGGAGCCCCCGGCCAAGCTGTTGGGGCCGACAGTCGTGGTGCTCGGGAACACCGGGGGTGCGCCGCCTGCGCTCGGACCCAGGTTACCGCTGACGCTCGGCCTGTAGAACAGGATGCGGTCGTCGTACGTGCTGTCGTATTCCCAGAGGAAGTTCAGCTTCTTCGAGTTGAGGGTCTGCTTGACGCCTTGGCCCGAGCTGCCGAACCACTTGGCGTTCCAGCCGTCGAGCGCGTTCATGGCCGTCGCAAATTCGGGGCCGGAGGTCGCAATCGCGAGCGCCGTCACCGGGATCACGATGTCGTAGCCGATGTTCACACCCGTCCACGAAGCCGGGGCGAGAACCGCTGCACCGCTCGCATGAGCTGCGGCAGTCGTGCCCGCGTAACCGCGATACACGTCGATGTGGTTGGCGTCATCCACCGTCAACACCAGGAAAGCCTCGGTGGCGACCATGAAGACCTGGCCCGGCACCATGCCGTGACCGGTGATCGTGACCTGACGCACGATGCCGTAGGTATCGACGTTGTTGGCGTTGCCCAGAGTCGTGTTGTTCAGACTCGAATCGCCGAGGGTCAGCGAGGTCGTGGTCATGAACTTGACGATGAACTTGCGCCCGTACTTGGTGAAGGTGTCGGTGTTGAACTCGTACTTGGGCCGACCCGTCCACGATCCGTCCATCAAGCCGATGAAGTCGCCATCGGCCATCGCCGTTGCGCTGGTCGTGGTGAAGGTGTTGACCGAGGCCACGTACACCGGCGCCGCGCCCGTGACGTAATAGCGGCCGATGCCGCCTTCGGTTTCGCCGCCAGCCAGCGGAAGCTGCGCGCCGACGGTGAGGGAAGTCGCGCCACCGGGAGCGGTGATCGCGTTGCCGCCACCGATAACGCCCGCGCTGGTCGCGGACACGTGCATGGTGAAGGTCTTGATGTCGTTCGTCGAACTCGCCGCCTGCTGGCTCGTGCTCAACACGTAGCGACCGACGCCGCCCAGAGTTTCACCGGTGAAGCCGCTGGAATTCGGAGTCAACTGACTCACGACGTTGCCCGCGATCCACGAACCCGTGACCTGGAGGTTGCCGATGATCGACTGGCCCGGGGCCACGAGCAACGGCGCGTCGGCGGCGGTGACTGCCGTGACGTCGAGGGTCTGTGACGTGCTGGTGACGGCTACGCCACCGGCGGTCCACGCCGCCTGCGGCGCGGTGATGTTGTAGGCACCGGCACCGGAGGTACCGGGAACCACGGGGCCGATGATCGTCGCGGTGTTCGAGCTGCCGTCGCTGACGACGTCGCCCGGATACACGACACCGGTGACTGCGGAAAGCGTGAGGACGGTGCCCACGGTCGAAGCCGTGCCCACGGTCATACCGGATTTCGCGGTGACCGCGTTGCCGACGCCAGCGGTGAAGGCGGCGGAATCGCCGTAGACGATTGAAGCGGTGTCATCCGCGCCAGCCGCGTTCTGCAATAGTTGCAGGAGGGCTGCGCCCTTCAGCGTCTGGTTCGTCATCAAGGAAAAGGTTTTCTGACTCATTTGTGAGACTCCATTGTTGAAATTGACTCGACTGGAGGCAGAGTACTACCTCCAAACCGTGCAATTACTTGCAATTAGCGTTTGTCAATCCACGCTTGGACTTCGTAGGGCTTGGTCTTCTGTGGGACCTGGGCTTGCCAGAGGACGACGGCGTAGTCACGCCAGCCGATGATGAAGACCTTAATCTCCCATTGCGTGACTTCGGGCTTGCGCGTGCCGTATCGGTCACAGTAGACCCAGGTGAAACCGATGAACGGAAGAATCCTCGGCCACCACATGTACATATGCTTCCCCTAGCGCTTGCGCAACAACCCCGCGTAGTCGCCCTCCGACTTCATGCGTTCGCGTTCCCGGTCCATGATCTGTTGGATTGAACCTGGCATCCGCACAACGGGAACATCGAATTCCGACCAAATTTCGCGTCTCATCGTCAAGCCATAGACTACCCCCGCCAATGAATCGGCCACGTCCTTGGAGCCGGTCGGCGAGTGGTCGATCTTCACGGTCTTCGGATTCATTTCGAGGCCAATCAGCTCTTTTTCGCAGTGTTTATGCGTTGGTGCCGACACGCGCCCGTCGTAGCACGCGGTCTTCAAGACTTCATAAGGCAGCGTGGTCTTGTCCATCGACAAATCGCCGGTCGTGAACCCCTGTTGCCGCAAAATCTGCTGCATATCAACGCTCTGGAAACTATCCAAACTAATCCACTTGATATTGATCCCGCGTTCACGCAACGCGTAGATCAACGACCGGATTTTGTAGTACAGGATCTCGCCACCTGGTGGGGCCGTGACCCGGAGCTGGAAGTCGATGTAAATCTGGGGCATGGTCTCGAAGTCGTCGTTGCCCCTGTTGATCGCGCAGAACCCGGGGACACAGCCCATGGTGATACCGGTGCTGTCTTTGTTGATCGACAAGTCGATGTGAACCCAGCGCGGGTGCTGCGGCTGAAAGATTTTCGACGGCAGGATCTTCAGCGGCTTCGAGTGGAAGTCGGTCTCGGTATCGCTGAGGATCGACGGCTGGTGCCCGAACATCTCCGCCACGTTCTCGCGATTGGTGAAGAACGGGAACAGGGCCAGCGTCGAGACACCGGCGATATCTCGCAGCGACCCCATGATGTCGCGCTCGAAGTCCGGCCGATACTCCTCGGGGATGAGCATGACGAGGCTGCGCCCATCGACCCCGACCTCATCCGTGATATCGCCGAGGTCATCGTCATCGAGAATGCGGGGCTTGCGGGATTCGTCGCCGATGAAGATGCGGAACCATTTGCCGCTGAATCGCCCCGGCGGCGCGATCTCCCATATGCGCTTGTCGTAGACGTAGATCGAAGTCTTACCGGTCCTGCGCATCTCGTCGAGGCTCTCTTGTTCCTTGATGTCGGTGAACTGGCCCGGGTACTTCTTCGACGACACCAGGCACAAGATGCCGGGAAGTTTGCCCTGCTTCATGAATCGCGATTTGCGGCGACGGCTGATCGAGTTGTAGATGGCAACGGCCTGATCGTACTCACCTTTGTCGATGTTCTTGTTTTTAGCCGACTTCTCGACGATGGCCATGTAGTTCAATTCGTCGATCAGCCCTCCCATCACGTTTTGGCCGATGGCTGCGGTGTCGTTGCCCGACAACGGCGCGACCTCGATGCGATGCGGGAACACAAGCCGCGATTCGATCTTCTTGTCGAACTGGAATTTGTGCTGGAAATACGGGCTCAGCTCGATCATCGACCTGAAGCGCTTGTAATCTACGCCCTTGGCCAGGGTCGCGGTGATTGACTGAAAGATAAGCAGAATTTCGGACGATGGGTCCAATCCGTACAGTTTATGGGGCTCGTACAAACACGACAGCAGATAGAGCTGGTAGGCATTGGTGTAGAGGGCGCTCGTAGTTTTGCCTGAGCCGATGCCCCCGGTGAGCACGATTTCGACGTACTTGCCACTGTTCATCTCCTCCAGTTCATCGAGGACGATAGGGTAAATCTCATCGGCCTTGTTTAGGTAGTAGGGGCTGCACACGAACTCTTTGACGCCGACCGGGCGCTCGCGGTAGTCATCGCGCGTCGCCAGCGCCTGCGTCTCTTGACCGTCAAGCGCCGTCTCGATGTCGGCCATGATGTCGCGCAGCAGCGCCGCGCGCTCGTCGGCATCGGGAATCGCGGAAACCGCGTTGAGGAGCGTGCTGCCCTCAACCACGCCCAGGGCGTTGATGATTACCGGGCGCAGCTCCGCGAGGAGGACATCATCAGCCAGCGGGGGTTGCATTGACTGGTGCAATTAATTTCATTCTGTCGCGTAGCTTACCCACGGCCTCAAGCGCAATGCGCACGGCCTCTCGCGTTTGGTTGGACTTGGCGATGCCCGGAGGCGGTGCCTGGAAGTTGTCGTCCAGACCCAGGGCCGCGCGTTCCTCTTGCATGCCCCAACGCCAGAGCATGATCGCTTCCTGTGTCGTCAGCTTCAGGGGGTCGATGGCCGCGAGTTTCGCCATGGCCTTGTTCTGGCACGTGCGCGCGAAATTCGCTTGCCGCACCCTGACCTCGACCTCGGATTCGAGCTGCACGCTCATCACGCCCGCGTCACTCTCCAGCTTGAGGTCGGTGAGCAAGCGCTTGAGGTCTTCGTGCCACCCGTCTTCAGCGGCTTTGTTGCGGAGGCTGCCGTAGACCACGCCGTGCTTAATTGCCGCGTCCTTCAGCGTAAACGCATCCGGGCGTCCGGCCATCAAGTTCTCGTTCAAAAAATCCAAGCGGATGCTCACCCAGTCAATGGTGTGATTCGCGACTACGACCTCCATTTTCTTTAGACCGGGCATGGCACCAACTTCCTCAAAACCCAAAACAGCTTCTGCCAGCACCCCGTGCAATAGCAGTTATCTTTGAACTCGTACCAGCCCTGCCGCTGGAAATTTGTGGGCGGGGTGTTGGCGAAAGCCTGGCAACAGCCAATGCACCACTCGGTATTCGGCGCGGCAGCGCTCATGCGATTCTCTTGACAGCCTCTATGATCTGCTGGACCTGAATCAAGTTCAAGTCGTGGCTGATGGGAAGCGAGACCTCGTTCACAATGAACTCCTCAAGCACCGGTAATTGCGGCACCGGCAGCTTCCAAATGTCCATCTTGTACACGGGCTTGATCGGTCGCGGAACGGCGATACCGCGCTTCGCCAGCCCCTGAACCAGGTAGTCGCGGGCGCTCTCCAGCCGCAACGCGTAGTGGGAACACGACTGCTTGACGTCGGCGCTGTCGTCCCACGGCAGGTAGACGCCGTCGAGGTCGAACGCGCGCTGGTACATGCCCCAAATCATAGAGCGCTTGTTGTAGGCGGCGACGATGCCCCCGAGCGCGTTCATGATCTGTAGGGCCTTGGGCTCGGTCAGGAAGGCTTTGTAGCCCCGGACCTCACCGTCCTCATCAGCCCATACGTCTTGACGGCGCTGGGTGGCGCAGGCGCGCGCCAGGATATCGGATTCGAGGCAGACAACGCCGCCGTCGCAGCCCGTGAACAACCGGTTACCGCTGAAGTTGAAGAAGGTCATGTCACTGGGCCAGTCGCCGCACTCCCAGTGCTTGTATTCGGTCGGCAGGCACTGGCTGGCATCATCCATCAACGTGAACTGGCGGGCCTTGCACCAGCCATGGATTTCGTCGATGGGCGCGGGGTAGCCGCCGAAGTGCTCGATGAACACAGCCACGGTCTTGTCGGTCTTCGCGGCGGCAACGGTCTTCGCCGTAACCTGGAGGGTGTCGGCGTCGATGTCCGCGAACACCGGCACCAGCTCTAAGTCCATTAGATTCAGGATGATAGTCGAGGGGCAGAGCCCGCTGACGATGACCTCGGCGCCGACCGGGATCTTGTTCTCGTTGATCCATGCCCGGAGCGCGAATAAGTAGGTGGCGGTCGCCGTTGACCCGACGACCGCATGTTTCTCCGTCAGGTCTTCGAATTTGGTTTCAAGTCTTTGGAGATGGGCGCGCGCGGGGGGGATTTTGTGGTCTAGCATTTAACTGATTCTTGACGGAGATTAACGTAATGTCAACTAGGCGCGTGAGAACTTTCAGCTCGCGCTGCAAAGTTTCGAGGCTGGTGACGAGCAACGTGTTGCGGGGGGTGTGCAGGATCTGATCGGTCTCCTCCAACTCCGCGTATTGGTGGATGCGTTTGTACCACTCGATGCAGAAGATGAGGCTGTCTTTCGCCCGCTCCAACGTCCCGCGTTGGAAGCGCATGACGCCGTCATCAAGAATGTTTCGCAGTTGTCGATCCATGGGCTGGCTCCACAATCAAATGCACAGCCTTACCGTACGCCATTCCGATAGCCGTTTTCAAATCCACCATCGCTTCTTCCGACAGACCTTCAGATTCTGGAATTTCGATGTTCGCGCTGATGCGGGTTGAGTGAAAAAGGGCTTTGGGTATGCGAATATTGACGGCCACCGCGACCTCACCGGCGGCGACACTCGGTTCCTTGAAAAAACAGGTAACCGCCTTCTTGTCCTCGGTCACCACCAGATAACAGTGACGCTCAACCATCTCCGGCATGGGCTCGAACTTCGGCACCGGCCCCAGCTCCGTATACAGACACCCGGCGAACAACAGCGGTTGCTTGTTGTCGTGAAACTGGCCATACGCCATCACCAGCTCGAAGTCGCGGAACTGCTCGACGCCGTAATGGGTCCCGGACATCGCCAGAGCCTTGGCATCGCCCTCGCTCATCTCCAGAATCTGGATCAGCCAACTGAGAACACGATCACGCGATTCCAGCGGGTACTTGAGGTTGAAGGTGCAGAGAGTTTGATCGTCGATGTCCTGGACAATTCCAGATGGCGGAACCCCGCTCTCATTGTGGATCGCAGCCCCGAGCTGAATCAGCGCGGTCTTGCGCTCCATGTGACTGTAGTCGACCATGTCCAAGACGAGGTCGAACAGCCACTGGAGGATTGGGGGGCTAAGGGGTTGCAATTAATTTCAAATCGCGTCTGGGTCTTCGGGATCAGGTCGCGGCGCGGGCGGAAGTTCGACCTTGGGCTTCGGCTTTTTCTTCTTGCCGTTAAGCGTCATCGTGATGATGGGCGGAGCCGAGTGCGGGTCGATGCCGCATGCGATCTCGACCGCGCGCTTCGCCGTTGCCCCCATCGCCATCGCCGCGAGCGCGGCCTTGCAGCCGCTGCCGACCGCGTAATAGGGTTTGTCGTCGGTGATGACCACCGGCTCCATGCAACACCACTTATCGACTTCGAACAACCCGTCGTGGGTGACGATGAGCACGGTGAAGTCGGCTTCGCCGATGACGAAGGTATCGCGCATGCTCTCGACGTCTTTGCCGCTGCCGAACCACTCGACGAACAGCGCGCCCGGGGCCGACTCACCGGCGGTGGCGAGGATGACCTCCTGTTCTTTGCCGTGGATCTTGGCCAGCTTCTTGAACAGCTTGACGCAGCCGAAAAATCGGTCGCCCCCGGCCTCCGTGGATACCGTGACGCGGGAGTCCGCTGCGATTGTGCCTGCGCGGAAGGCGATTGTAGTCATGTGGCCAACCCTAGCGATTGTTTTTGGCTAAGTCAAGGCAAAAATAAGGCCCCGTGGGCGAACCCAGGGGCCTTGAGGTAACCCGGCGCTGGGGGATGACCGGCGTCGGGTGATCTGTGGCTCGCTTTATCCCTTCTTGTGGGACTTCAGCTTCGCCGTGATCTCGAAGTCCGGGAACACCGGCTCAAGGGCTTCCAGCACTTCCTCGGGCGTGTATTTCGCCAGAATCGTGCCGAGTGCCTGGGGCTTGTTGACGTTGCCCCCGCTCAAGTAGTTCATGCAGATGCCTTCGAGCGCGACGCCGTCGTATTCGGTGTTGGCTTCGACTCGGGCCTTTGCGATTGCCTGCTTGATCGTGGTCTTCTGCTCCGCGTGCACCTTGACAGTGAACGTGGTGACATCGGACTTCGCGCCTTCCGGCGTCAGACCCGACGTCTGCAACACACCCGTCTTGAACTTCGCGATGGCTTCCTGGAGCTGGTGCACGGTTGAACCGAGCGCACGCTCGACCCATTCGTCCACGTTCTCAAGGGTCAGGATCAGCGCCAAGTCTTTCAACTTAGTCCAGCCCACGGCCTTGACTTTCGCCCACGGAACCCCGGATTCGATCAGCTTGTCGTAAATCTGAATCCAGTACATCGCCTTTCGGTATTGCAACCCGTACTTGGTTTCGACGAATGCCTTGAAGGTCTCATAACCCTCGGCCTCGTAGAACTTGTTGAGGGAGATGAAAGACAGATACCCACCCAACTTGAAGTAGTTGCTGTCGGCACCGTCCAAGAGCGCGGGGATGGCTTCGATGGCCTCGGCCGCACTCAAGCTGCCGATTTCCTGCACCACCAACACCAGTAAATCCGTCTCCGCCGCCTTCTTGGGCTTCGTCATCTTGATCGGCGCTTCCGCCGTCGCGACCATTCCGTTACCACCACTCGGCAGGTGCGGGATTTTGGCCTTAGCTTCTTCGCTCGTTACGCTCATTGTTTGGTCCTCACTGCAATTAATTTCAATCTTGAATCTGAATCACATGACCCGATTTTAGGTTTTGTGATCCATAAAGTCAACTTAACACCAAGTTATTGCTGGCGTCTGTACGGAAACGTACACAGACCCAAGTCAGAATAGTCTTACATAACGCCTACTTGGGTGTGATCGGTGCCGCACGCACACCCCAAAGACCGACGGCCGGGGGATTTTCTAGGTATCCGATGCCTCGCCTGAGAATGGCAATGCTCTCGCGCGCTCCCGCCAGGAGTTTGTGGTTACACCACATGCACAAGATCCCCCTAATCAGGCCGGTCTTGTGATCGTGATCGACGTGGTACTGGCTTTTCTTCGGCGGATTCTGGCAGATGTAGCAGACCCCGCCTTGGAACGCTAGGAGGGCGTCGTAGTCGGCGATGGTCATTCCGAACTTCTTCATCAGTCGCGCCGCGCGCTCGCTTTTCCTGGCACAAGTCTTGCACAGCTTCTTGCCCTTGAACCAGATTTTCGGGAGACGACGGGCGCAGCCCACGCACCACTTGAAGCCCTCGGGGACTTCAGGGATTGGGCTTCCAGAGGATTGAGGCGGGATATTTGCCAGAAAAGCATTCCTTAACAACGGGACAGCCGTGGGTGCGGCTATCGGTGATTGCGGCGCAGATGCCCTCGGGGTAACTACCCCACTCCACGGTTTTCGACGTCGTCACGGCCCAGGCCATGTTCAAGTACGTCGCCGCTTCCTTGGGGTTTCGGTGGACGATGAATTCCTTGAACGGCGATATCCGCTTCTTGGCCTTGTCCATCTTCCCGTAGCCCCGCGAGCAATAGACCACGTGCATGCGCTCGGTGTCAATGTGCTTGGTGTACAGCGGCTGCGTCGAGTGAATCATCAGCTCCAGATACAGGCACGAGCGCGCGCGGTGCTCGCCCAACGGCGCCTTGAGTTTGTCCCACTCATCAGGAGCCATGATCTTGAATTCGACCGGGCGCAGCAGGGGTTTGCCGACATGCACCAACGCGTCCACCGAGCCCTGGGCTCCGGTGCCCGAGTGGTAGAACACGACTTCTTTGTATTTGAGGTCATCGGCCTCGCACTTTCCGCACTTCCCCGGGTCCCGGCAAAATTCGTGCACGTGCGCGCAGCGCTGGCATTGCCAGTGCCCGACCATCCGGCTCCGTAACCAGTGGTTATTGAAGCGCGCTTGCTTGTCCTTGCCCTCGCAAAACGTGACGTTGGTCGGCGTGTCCAGCTTCACGGGGTACGGCTTCTTACCCGTGACTTTGCACAGCACGACCTCGCGCGGGCAGAACCCGCGTTGATTGGTGAGGGACGACGCGTGCATGACGGCAATCGGGCGCTGGGGCTCGACCGTCTCCAGTGCATCGTGCAGCATCTCGACGATGCTGACGGTGTCATCGGCCTGTGACTTGAGGAATTTCACTCGTGCGGGATTTTGAGGAAAATGAAGGTTCCCGCTGCCGCTCCCAACGCCGAGAACCCCACCATCCAGTGATTGTTGACGTAGCTGATGACGTTGATCGCTGCCGGGACAAACATCGCCGCCGACCAACACGCGGCCCTGAACGCCTTTTTGTTACGCGATGCCGCCATGTAGAAGATCCAGATGCCGTCGAGCGCGAAGGCCATCACGAAACACAAGCAGCCATTGGCCCAAAAATTCATAGCGTCGGCACCAACTCCCGGAACACTCGTTCTTCGATCATCACCCAACTGTAGCCGGGGATGACCTTGCCTTGGCCATCGACGAACTGCACGATCAACGCGGCTTCGCGTGAGATTTCGAGCGCTTCCGTCGAGATTTTTTTGAGGTATGCGGCCTTGAGACTAAGGGAGTCGTGGATCGTGGCCTTGGACTCAACGAGGAAGGACGTCCCTTTAATGTCTCCCTTGCTATGATCTTGCGAGCCGCTACCTGGCTGCGCACGCCCGCCCAAACGCTTCGCAGCGCGGACCTCAGCTTTGTTGCCATGTCGCGTGCGTACCAAACGATTGAGGAAAGTATTATCACTCACGTTGCCCTCTTAGGGAAAAGTTGTCGGCGCTCGGCTGGCGTAAGTGATCTGCCGTCAAGGTGCACGGCGCGATAGTTCGTGCCACACGGACACCCACAGTCTCGGTCGTCGTCAGACGGGTGTCCGCATCCGGCACAGACCTCGATCTCTTTGAACTGCGGCGGAAGAACACGGCCAAAAGTGCGTTCATAAACCGTCACTCGCCTTCCACGGGGTCGCCCTCGGTCAGAGCGCGTCCGATGATGGTCTTTCGAACCTTTGACGCAAACTCGTGATCCGCGTGGTACCGCGCTTTTAATTCGTCCTGTGTTGCCCATTGAGTTTTTACCCCCGCTACCAGAGCCGATAGTTCCCACCCCTTGGTGGCCTGAGTCAGTAGGCTCAACTTCTTCAGGTAAATCAAAATCGTGTTCCAGGAATACGAGTCCCCCAGCTTCAACCCTAGCTCAGGGATGTCGCGGAGCGCGATAGTGTACTCGCAGTTCTGATTGAGGATCGGGACCTTGTGCTTCTTCACGGTGACGTTGATCACCTTGTAGCTCGGCAGCTTATCCGTTTCCTTGATGAATTTGTCTTTGGCGCTCACCCGCAACGTCAAGCTGCTGAGGAACTGGTTGATCGAGGGACCTCCGGGGAGGGTCTCGGGGCTGCCGAACATCACCCCGATTTTGAACCGGATCTGGTTGATGAACACGACCATCGGATAGTGCTTGTCTTGCGCGGCGTGCGTGAACGCGTGCCCGATCTTGCGGTAGAGTTTGTTGACCAGAATCCCGGCCTTGCCCACGATCACGTCTTCCGCGCCCTTATCCAGCTCGCCCTGGGTCACCAACGCCGCGATGCTGTCGAAGACAATGACGCCGACGTCATCGGCCATGACCATGGCCTCGCACAAGTCCACGGCTTGCTCGCCGTTTGACGGCCGCACGTACATCAGCTTCGACCAATCGACGCCGAACGCCGTCGCCCAGCTCTGACTCAAGTGGCCTTCGATGTCTATGAACACACAGACTTTGTCGGGCTGCGTGCGCTGATGGCTTGCAATTAATTTCAATGCGAGCGTCGTCTTCATGCTCGCTTCCATGCCGTAGATCAGGATGCACCGGCCCAGGGGCATGCCTCCGCCAATGGCGAGGTCGAGGCTGAAGATATCCGAGGGCAAGCGCTCGGGATCGCCGACCTCCAAGCCGATTGCGCCTATCGTGGTCTTCGATGCCTTGTTCTGGGCATCCATCAGCTCTTTGACCGTCGCCATTACTCTGAGACCATGTCCGCGAGTTTGTTGTCCACCCACTCGCGCGCGTAGTCAAAGGTTTTGTCGAGGCTGTCGAGATTCGAGGGCACCATCAACGTGACCGTGAACCGGGCGCTGTTGTAGTCGCCCAGGTTCTTGGTCATGCCCGCCTCCACCGTGATCTCGGCGATGGGGCCATCGTAAATCGTGAGCGTACCCAAGTCCTCTTTGGTCTCGATCACGGTCTTGGTCTTGGTGTTCTCGACGACGGCTGTCGCCACCACCTTTGTCTGAAACGGATTCGGTTCTTTCACTCAACACCCCACTGTTGCCACAATTCTCGTTTGACTTCATCGAAGTCCGGTTGGCCGATGCTCGTGTAGAGGTCGTCGAGGAGGTCGAGCTGTTTCTCGGTATAGAGACGGCGCGTGCCGGTGCTCGCGGTCGGGCGCGGGATCAGCCCCCGCTCCTCCCAGTTCATCAGCGTCTGCCGGGTGATGCCCAGGATCTTGGCGACGCGGCTGCTCGTGCTCAAGCCGCCTTCGCGGATCTCCGGGATCTCTGAACTTTTCGCCGCCTTCTTGCGGTACGCCTTCGCCGCTGCCCGGGCTTTTGCCCTCAACGCGGGGTCGGCGGCATACGCCTGCTGACGGCGCGCGTTAAACGCATCCGCGTGCTCGCCGTACCACTTGTTGAAGCTGTCGTTACGGCGCTCAGCCATGGCGGGACTCGAATTCATGGCCTTCCAGGTTAACACCAGGCTTGCGTTTGTCAATGATTTTACGAGTAGAACTTGACATCGCAGCCCAGCTCTTTGTACCAACGCAACCGCGCTTTTGCATAGTGCGAAAGCACGAGAGAATCGCGATCCACGATGTCGATGACCACTGGCGGTTTTTTGTCGTCGTACTCGCGGCGAATACGGCCTACGATCTGTTCGACGTTGGCCTTCGGCGTCATCATGATCACAGTGTCCAGCCATGGGATGTTCGTGGCCTCGCTCGCCATCTTGTAGGTGCTGAGTAAAATCTGCCGGTATCGGTGCTGCCCGCGCTCTTTGAGCTGGGCGGCTTTGCCCTTGCTCTTGTAGACGTCGTTGGGAGCGCCGACATAGTACCCGATTTTTTCTTCGGGAATGCCTTTGGCCCTGAGCATATCGGCTATGATCGTCAAATGTTCAAGGTTATCCGAAAAAGCGATGCAGTTTCGGCCCCGCTCGTATGTGGAGTGCAGGTACTGAACAATCAGAGCGTTGCGCTCATGGTTTCTACCGATTGGTTTAAGAAGCAAGCTGATATTCCCGAAGTCATGCGGAATCTTCTCGCCGTTCGCGCTACGTGGGATCTTCCAACCGGATTGATGGTACAGCACCTTGGGGACAAGCACTTCCATCGTGGCCTCAACCCGTACCGGGCCAATGTGCCATTGGAAGACCTGGTCTTTACCGTCCTTGCGGAATGGCGTAGCGCTCATGCCGAGACGGTACTTCGCTGGGAAGTGCCACATGGCTTGGCTAAAGCCTTCGGCCCCCATCCTATGTACCTCATCACAGAGCACAAGTCCGAAGCCGGTGTAAGCACTTGCACCGTATCGGTCAACACCCTTCATTAGGCTCTGGACGAGGCCCACCACGGCCTTGTGGCTGTGCTTAGGCACCTGGTGCCCCCGCCATATGCCGATCTCCTCGTCCTCAAGCCCCAGCGTCGCCTTGATCGCATCTCGCCACTGATTGACGATGTCGTCTTTCGTCGTGATCACGCAAAAGCGTCTGCCCATGAGCCCGGCGATTTGAGCCCCGACATACGTCTTCCCCCAGCCCGTGGGCGCGCTGACGATGAACTGCTCATCGGCCTTCAACAGCTCCACCGACTCCTGAATGACGCGGAGCTGCTCCGGCTTCTGGGGCTTGAACAGAGTGGTATTGAAATTAACTGCAAACCCTAGTTCGCGCTCGTCGGTGTGGGGCGTTCCTCTGACTCCGGCACCGCGAGGCAGGCCCATAAATCGAGGGTTTCCGCCGGTGTCCAAAAACACTTTGGTCGGCAGCTCGTCATAGGTGCCGGTGAACGTGAACTTTTCCGCCAGCTCGTCAGACCAGTGAACGAGGGTGTATGCGGCATCGAGTGACGAACCCTTGACCTTCATGCGTTTCGGTATTTCCACGCAAACCACACCCAGACGACGTTCGCGGCGACAATCACCAGACCCCCGGTGAAGCTGACCCACTGGTCGAGGTACGGGTAGTAGTACAGGTTCCACACGCCCCAGCTCGTGAAGACGATGGCCGGGATCTTGGAGACCCCGCGCAACTGCTTGTCGATCACGAGCCTGCGGACGTTGAGCCAATTCACGGCCCCGCCGAAGAACTCGAAGCCGCCGTTAATCGCGTCGGGAAGATGGGGTAAGTGCATCTTGCAGCTCCTCGAATCGGTCTAGATACGACCACTTGGCTTGGACATAGGTCTTCTGCTTCATGATGTACGGGAAAGTCTTGGCCTTGATCCCCCACGGGTCCCAGCCCACCCACTTCTCGCAGATTGCGGGGTTGCTGGGGACGACGAAGGTCCGGGCCTCAATGAACAACGCGATCCAGTCCGCGTCTTTGACGACGGTCGGCAACTTCTCGGGGACCCCGAACTTCGCCGCGATCCGCTTCCAAATCAAGGCTTCCTTCTCGTAGTACACCGCCAGCTCGCGCTTGAAGGGCGCAGCGATGTCGCTGAGGTAGGCTTCGGGGGCGTCGTGCAGCAGCGCCGCGAATTGATCGGCTTTCGATCCCCCCAGCTTCTCGACGATGTGCGAGACATCGACCATATGCTGCGCCACTGAGTACCAGGAGTCCTCCTCCATGTGGCCGGTGAATCGGCACTGTTTCGACGTGGCGTTGGCGATGTCCCGGATCTTGATCTCATCGGGGTCGTCGCCGTACAAATGGAATGCGCCCATGCTGGGGTTGGTGATGATGAAGCAGTTCTCGCCCGTGAAGTTATCGGATGCAGAAGGCATAGGGACTCCTCTGGTCAATACCAGGGTATAGGGAACGGATTAGCGTTTGTCAAGGACTATTAAAGCCAAGGACGTCCGTCGATGATGGTGAGGAGCTGGCGCTTACCGCCGCACGGATCACCGTGGACCAGGCACATGGTTTGCAACCAATTGCTCGGGCCTCTGTTGTAGCCCATGCGCAATTTGCCCATGAGCCCGACCGCGTAGCCGCCGAACCTGATGCCGGGTCCGTGGACGTGGCCAATGATGAATTTGACGCCGATCTTCACGAGGTTGTAGAGGCTGCCGCGCGCGCCGTTAGGACCCAGGTGCCCGTGCATCCCGCATTCGATGCCCTTGACCGCGTAGCTCTCGTCTTCCTTGAGGTAGCGAATGTTTTTGCCCTTGCCATCCGTCAACTGCTTCATGAAGTGCTGGAAGGGGCTCGGGACCTTCGCGATCTTGTCTTCGACATGCGCCGCGTCCCACAAAAACTTTTTGACGCTGAGGTAGAAGCCACCGTTGAGGCCGACGTCCTCGACATCGTTCTCGTCCACCCACTTGCGCAGGAACGCGTCGTGGTTGCTGTCCACAACCACGGACTCGGTACCGGCTGGCGTCATGTCAACGACGAACTCCGCCGCTTCCTTGATCTCGTCTTCGACACTATCCTTGCCCGCCTTCATGTGCGCCAACTTCTCCCAGAACCGCTGGTAGGGGTTGCACGTGAGGCCGTCGAACAAGTCGTGCCAGAAAATGCGCTTGGGCTTGAGTTTGGCGATGATCGTCTTGACCGCGCGCACGACGAGGTTGTCGATCACCCGCACGTGGGCGTCGCCCGTCACCAATGCCTCGGGACTGGGGGCGTCTTGTACGCCCTTGGGCGTGAACAGCTTACAACCGAGCGTGCTGACGTCGATGAACTCGCCGCGCTTGTTCATATTCAGGTGTCGCAGCCAAAATTTTCCGCCTTCGACCTCGACGATGATCGCGCCCGCCACGTGTTGGAACTCGCCTTGCTTGCCCGCGCGACTATCCGTGTAATTGGGGACGGTGATGGAGCCGGTGGTCGTCATCAGCTTCGCCATCAGGTGCCCTGGCACCGGCACGGTCTTGAACGCGAGGTTGGGGTGGCCGATGATCGAGGACTCGGCACCGGTGTAGCCTTCGCCGCCTTGGAGCGGATCTTTGGCCGTTGGCACGATCTTGATGTCGCCCAGCACCCGCAGGTTGGGGTTGATGTCCCAGCGCTCGTTCTTGAGGAACGGCCGCACTTCTTCGGCCCAGTGCTCGGCGTTGTTCTGCGAGCCCGTCCACCGCGACGTCGGATTTTTGTAGCGGTAGTTGATCACGGACAAATGGGCTTTGTAAAACATCTGCGCTTGCAGCAGCGACTCCCAGCCTTCCTTGAACACGGGCGTCGCGTTTTGCGCGGACGTCACCAAGTACCTGACTGTGCCCTTGGCCACGGGCACGCCCTCGTAAACGGTGAGGGCAACGGGAACCTCATGGAGCGGGTTGTGCTCGGCGTCGAACTGCGCCGCGTCTTTGATGAGGTCGTCAGGCTTCTTGGCGGGTTTGCTCATAATTTCGCTCTCAACTTCTCGGCCAGCGCCTTCGAACCACACCAGATGAATTTGTCGTGGCGGCGGTCGGTGTTAGGCACCAGCACCACGTGATCGAGGAACGGCTCGCGATATGCGGCGAGGTCGTTGGGGCTCTTGATGTCGCAGAGAACCATAAAATCCTTGTTCTCGCACCACCCGTTCTTCGCCTTTAACTTGGCGATGCCCGTGCGGATTTTTTGGGGAATGATGTAACTGCGGTCGTAGCTTTTCTTGAAGTCTTCTTCTGACTTAATTGCTGGAGACGGCATGAGTCCTCACTGTATTGGGGGGAGACGGTTTCGAAGACTCTCACACAACTCGCCGCCAAACAAGTAGAAAATGGGGCGGCATTGCACCGCCCCACGCTTATTACAGCTCTTTGGAAGGATCAAACGGCTTGTTGCCGAAGACGTTGGTCGCCGGTTTCGTGCCGACTCCCGTGTCCTCAGCCTTCTTCTCGCCACCGCCAAACACCTTGGAATCGGCACTGCCGACGGCATTGCCCGCGCTCTGGCCCGCGCTCGCGCTGCCATTGCCCCACCCCATCTTTCGCAGCTCGGCAGCCGGGAAGTACTTGATGGTTTCCTCGTAGTTGAACGGTTTCAGGTCCTCGACTTTGAGGCCGGTGCCCTGCGCGATTTCCTCGATGCTGTTCTGACTGAGGAAGTCGTAGTCGCTGCCGACACTCGCCGACTTGTCGCCGATACGCGTGACGTCGAACGTCACACCGGCCAACCCGCCGTACTTCGTCGCCTTGATCTGAAGGCGCTTGAAGGTGTCGCGTTTGCACCCGTACAGGCGCTTGTCGAACTTGTGGACCTTGTCGTTTTTGTCTTTCCACTCGGTGTGGTCGATGATGGTGAACGCGAACACGAGACTGGGGGTATCCCCTTCCTCGCAAATCGGGCATGACTCCGTGTCCTGGGTGCAGGGGTAGTTGTCGAACCCCTTCTTCCCGGTGCGCGGCATCATGTGTTCGTGGAAGCTGACCATGCCCTTGAGGAGTCCGTCGGTGTCGAGGAATCCGTCGAGGAACGTGATCCGCTTTTCCTTGCCTTCTTTGATCCAGAACCGTTGCGGCCCGAACGCCGCCTCTTGCTCAAGATCCGCCTTCTCCATCTCTTTGTGGGCTTCAACGCCCGTCTTCAAAAATTTCATAGCCATCGCAAAAACTCCTGGGCCATCGGCCCTTTGGATTTACAGTTCCCACGGCGTGGGACTGGCGACTATACGCTTGCAGGCTTCAATTTCAAGAACAATCGGAGCAAGTCTCTGAGGGATTTTTCTGACATCTCCCCCGGGTCTTTGGCCGTCGGGTACAGGTGGCAGACGAGGGCCGTGCCCAGGTTTTTGCTGACGATGGCCCGGGCCTTGTCGCCGCCCGTGCCCTGATCGAACAGCGTCACGACTTCCACGCACTTCTGCACGCGCGCCATGCGCTCGTAGTTGATGCCGACGGTCATAGGGCTGAGGATGTTGTCGTAGACGCGCATGACGCTGGCGGCATCGAACACCGACTCCACCATCAACACGGGTCGGTCATAATCAACGCTATGTTCACCCAGCCAAGCACTCGCACGCGCTGATCCCATGTAGGGATAGACATGGTACGGCGGACTCCCGGGCTTGGGTTTGATAAAGCGACCGCGCACGCTAACCAATTCGCCTTCGTGGTTTCGGACAGGGAAGCACACAGTGCCGAGGCTACGGTCCCATCGAATATCCAGCGCATGCGCGATCTCCTCGCTGACGTCACGCGACTCAAGATACTCCCTGGCATATGGCACGGGCCACGCGGGCTTGAACGGCACCAGCCACGCCTCGGGTATGGGGAGATCCTCGACGATCTCCACGGGCTCGCCCCAGTCCTTGACGTGGACCTCGATCTTGGCCTCGGATTCTTTGACCACCAACGCCCACGCCGCGCCGAGGTCGTAGCCGAGGTTCGCGGCCTTCAGGTGCTGTAGCTCAACGACTAAATCGCCGAGGCTCCCGAACTTGCACACGAAGCAATTGAACCAGGATTCTTTGTTGGGCTCGATGCGGATCGCGAACGAGGGACTGCTGTCCTTGCCCGTGTCATGGAACCAGGGCGCGAGCGGGCAACTGCACTGGACCCACGGTCCCCGGACTTGGACGTGTTTGGCTTTGAGCGCGCCGAGAAACTCGACGATGCTGCCGCTATCCACCACTCACCAGAAGCAAAGCACCGTCGCCGCTGTCGTGGCCGAGTGAAGGATCGCGTCTACGCTGATCGGGTACATGACGCCGGGCAACGCGGTGAACGTGATCGTGTCTTGCGTGCTCACATCCGGTCCCGTGATGCTGGCGGCTCCGCCGGTCGGGTTCTCGGCGACGGTGTACGCGGGCGTGCCCCCGGTGACTGAACTGCCATCGACCACCGTCGTCCCCGGTGCCATGAGATTGAGCTGGGTCGTGGTCGATCCCGGGCCGACGATGAACAAGCCGTTGTTTTGTTGGTTGGTGAAGCCCTTGAGTTGCACGGGCTGGCCCAGGCCCAGACTCGCGAATTTGCCGGAGGTCGTTGACGTGAGTACGCCGTCGGCTGCCATCGTCAAGTCCGCGAGGGTCTCGGTGATGACATTGGGTTCGATATGGCGTCCGGCGAGTGTCGCTTCCACGACCTTGGCAGCGGTGTCGCTGATCATGATCCAGCGCGAGGGCGGGGACACGGGGGCGTCGGCGCTCGATGCGTTCGCTACCTGACAAAATGCCGCCGGATACGGGGCGACATTGGGCATCTGCCGGTAACTCTTGTCGGCGGCTTGATTGATTACGGACAATGCGGTCATGGGCACACCCCTGGTGAGAATGCCCTGAGTGTCTCACAAGCAAACGCGGGCTGTCACTCATTGTGGTGGTAACCGGGTTTGGGCTTGCTGCCGTTGTTGATGTACTCGATAATGGCCTTATCGACATACCCGGTGCCCACTGCCACGATCTTGGCCTCCTCCGTCATCTTGTCGATACCACTGATCTTGAGTAGCTCATGGTCAATGTGAGCCTGAACCTCTGTCAACCAACTCTTGCCGTAGGTCTTCGGTCCCGCTAACTTCATGTTGTTGAGGTACTCGGCGGTGCCCTCTACTTTGTGTCCTTGAAGTGCCACCATTTTGTTGATTTTATTGGACTCAGCGACGACGGCGTTGCTGGCTTGGACAATCTGCTCCACCAACTCCCCCTTTTTCATCATCGCATCCAACTGGTATTGGCTGAGCACCGGCCCCATCTCCATTTTCTTGATGGCCGCGTCCTTGTAGATCGTCGGCGAGGTCTTCGGTCCCTTGAGCCCGGCCTCCGCGCACTCGATCTCGTACATCCGCTGCGCCAACGCCAGGAGTTTGTCACTGGTCAGGTCATCGGAGCCCGCAAACATGCCCTTGCCCCCGCTCAAATCCAGCATAAACTGCTGGTACATGTACATGACGTCTTCGGCCATGAGCATGCCCACCGGTCTTAATTCCATCTGCACGACGACGTCAATAGCCATCTTGGCCTGATTCTTTTTGTGGTTCCAGCTCTTAACTTTCAACGGCATCACTGATCTCCGGCTGTATGATCATCAGCACCGCGCGTTCCCACAACCGTTGATCGGCGTCGGTCATAACCCGCAGCAGCGCCATCTTCTCCGGCAAATAAACTTTGGTGAAGTCCGGGTCGTGGGCGATTATGGACTCAGTGTTGTGGATGAGGTCCGCGACCTTGATGGTCTGGGCCGCTGCCGGTGCCTGCGACAGATGCGCGGCATCCATGGCCTTACGCTTGGCGCGATTGCCATCGCCGGGCTTCGAGACATTGCTCAACCAGAACACCAGGTCGGCGATGACGAAGCCGAACTGGTCCTTAAGCTGCTCGCGCGTGACCCCACAATCCTCGATGACGTCGTGGAGCAGCGCCGCCGCGACCATGGTAGACGACCAATAAGCCGCCGTCTTTACGATCTCGGCCACGGCTCGGGGATGGACAATGTAGTCCTCCCCCGTGTACTTGCGCTTCTGGCCGGTGTGTGCCTTCTCAGCGAAGGCATCCGCCCGTGCAATTAACTGCATGCCGCCGCTGGTGAGGTCGCTCACGACGAGGTCTTCGGCGCGAATTTCAGTCGGCGCTTGTTCTTGTAGACTTCCTTCAACAGCGTCTGCTGCTGGGCCGTCGTCAAGTGCTTCTTGAGGTTCTCCAGCGTGATCTCCGCCAACTCGATGAAGGTCCCGAGACCCAGGGCCTCGACCAACGCCTTCTTATCGACGACGACCGTCGCCTTGCCCTTGGCCGAATACTGCATGATGAACGCGTCGGTGCTGCGGTTGCCGTCTTCGGCTTCGCCGTAGCTCGCGTCTAGCCCAGCCTGAAGCAGCTTTTCGATGCCCTCCAGTTCCTTTTGCTTGATCTTGATCTCGTTGATCTTCGGCGTCAGCTCGGTCGTCAACGAGCAATACAAATCTTGGAGCTGGTCCAGTTCCTCGACATTGGCCTTGGACTTGGCCGCGAGCACCTGCGTCGAAACCTGTACCTCAATTTCCTGTGCGGTTGCCATAACTCACCTGTGGTTGATGTTAGGGCCGATGGTACCTAATCATTTAGCGTTTGTCAAAGGGGGCCGGAGTTATCAGCTCCGGCCACCCCCATGTCGCGGGGAGTGAGTAACTTAGACCCCAGGCTTTCGCCGGGGGAAGGAGGTTGCCTCCCCCACTAATCAGTCGCGGTTACTTTCATGTGCGTGTGACTCACGACTAAGACACGCCCGGGGGGATTCCCCGGATTCACTCGACGCCGAACGCAAGGTCACCGTCAGCCACGACCTTGATCTCGCTAAAATCCATGAAATTGGGGCCGATGTCAAACTTCCAGTTTATGTCGAATGATCCGACCTCGCCGTTGCGGCCTTTGAGGACGTCGATCTTGCGTTTGTACAGATTTTCGACACTGCCCTCGTCATCGCTCAAGCCAAGGCCGAGGATGACGCTGCTGATCTGGCCGACGGCATCGGAGTACGCGATGTTGTCGAGGTCGCCTTTGTCGCCCTTCTTCTGCTGGCGGTTGAACTGGAAGCTGGCGACGACCGGGATATTGAGGGTATCGGCGACGCCCGCCTTCAGGCCCTCGCAGACCTCAGCCACCTGCTCCCAGCGCTTCGCGCCACGGTTCTGGGTCTTGACGAGGTACGCGCCGTCCACCCACAGGACCTCGGGTTTCAACTGCCGCGCCATGAGGATGATGTCATCGACCGTCGCCGCCAGCGCGCCGTCGATCACCCAGAAGTCTTTTTCGCCCTGGTACGACTTGAGTTTGGCCATCATGTCGTTCTCCGCCCACGTCCCCAACTCCGCCTTTTTGAGTTTGGTGATTGACTTCTTCGTGTTGAGCGCGGCCACGCGCTGAATGATGGGCAGCGGCTTCATTTCCATCGACACCAGCGCGACGTTGCGCTTCTGCTTCAGCCACGCGTGGCTCGCGGTGTAGATGATGGCGTAGGTCTTGCCCTGACCCGGTCTCCCGACGACCGTGATGAAGTCGCCGCCGATCAACCCATCCGCCATCTGGTCGAGGGTCGGCCACCCGAACTTGATGCCGTGATCATCGCCCCCCAACTTCTTCGCCACCAACTCGGCGGCGATGATGTCGTGACCGGCCTTGGCGAAGTTCACGATTTTGGTCTTGTGCCGGGCCTTGGTCATGGCGACCGCAGTCTCCGTGAGCACGGTCTGCGCTTTTTCGACGTTGTCCGCGTTCAGGCATTCGCTGACGTCGAGTATCGCTTGTTTCAGCATTAGCGCGGCGTGGCGGGCTCTGAGTTTGTCCGCGTACCAGTCTAAGGGGTCGGGGTGCGTTAGCGGCAGGGCGTGGCCCGCCGTTTCGAACTGTGCCCTACTCGGGAGGCCACCGTACATCTTCACCGTCGTCTGAAGGATCGCGAACTGCGCCTCCTCCTCGGGACCGCGAAATAGCTCCGCAGTCAGCCCCAGGCGAATGTAGTCAGCCAAACCCGTGGGTGAGTCAACCAGGCAGGCGATTAAGCCTGACGCATGTGCCGCCATTCACTGCTCCGCGAGTCTCGGTCTTACGCCGGGATCTGCTTGAACTGATTCTTGAGATGATCCGCCAGGGGATCGCCGTAGGTGTTACGCAGCCCCTGCCACTCGCTGACGTACATCAGCGTTTGCTGGCCACGTGCCATCCGCGCATAGAGTAACCCCAGCAACTCCGGTACGTGCCAATCCGCGATCTTCCCGCCCTCGCCCTTGGCGATGAAGAAGTTGGGGATGCACAGAACCGTGGTGTCGGGGGTGTTTCCGACCTTCAAGTCCGCGAGCAAGTGCTGTACGGTCATGACCTTGGCATCGACGAAGTTGCGGACACACGCGCCCGCCACCCCCATCATGCGCGGCATCACGGGCACCGTTTCCTTGCCGTAGTAGATGAGGCCGAAGATTTTG